CGAAGACAACTTGTATGACCGCTTAGGCGCTCGTTATACAAAAGCACTTGCGCGTTCAATGGCGCACACTAAGCAAGTAAAAGCTGCGTCTGTATTAAACAATGCGTTTAATGCTGCTTTCTCAGGTGGTGACGGTGTTGAGCTTTGTTCAACAGCACATCCACTATCAGGCGGCGGAACTTTCCGCAACGAACCATCAACTGCGGCAGACCTTAACGAAACTTCGTTAGAAAATGCTTTAATTGATATTTCAACGTTTGTAGATGAACGCAACATGATTATTGCTCTTCGCGGAGCAAAAATGGTTATTCCACCACAACTGCAATTCGTTGCAGATCGTTTGTTGGAATCAACTTTGCGTGTTGGCACAGCGGACAATGATTTAAACGCGGTAAAGAACATGGGTATGCTTCCAGAAGGTTACACTGTTAACCATTTCTTGACAGACCCAGATGCGTTTTTCATTAAAACTGATGCACCTAACGGATTTAAGCACTTTGAGCGTTCGCCTATGCGCACGAACATGGAAGCTGACTTCGATACAGGTAACATGCGTTTCAAAGCGCGTGAGCGTTACAGCTTTGGCTATTCTGACCCACGTTGTGTATTCGGTTCTCCGGGCGCATAATAACAAGTCTTTTAGTTTTGACAGGGGCGACTTCGGTTGCCCCTTTCTTTTTGTAAAATACTGTGTATTATAATGTTATCCCTGACAGTAGCATTCCGCTACTGACTTAACCCAGACAGGAGATTAACATGGGTAATACTACTTTCTCTGGACCTATAAAGGCCGGAACTATTAAAAATACTACAGGAACAACTCTTGGTTCTGACGTTGCAAACGTTGGTCAAGTTGTTATGGCACAAACATTTTCAGCAGATTTATCTGGTGGTGCTTTAGCGGCAGTCGTAACTGACGTTGTTATTCCTGCAAATTCACAAATTATTGACTGTGTGATTGATGTAATTACAGCGGCGAACGCTACAACTAACTTGAGCGTTGGTGACACGGTAGGCGGTGCGGCTACAATTTTAAATACTTTTGCAAGTGGTACAGATGCAGGTCGTAAGTATCCTACAACTCAAGCTGGCGCGGCTTTAGCTTGGCAAGACACAGGCACAGCAGATATTCGATTAACTGTTACTGCTTCTGCTGCTACAAACGCAGGTTTAGTTCGTTTTACAATTACATACGCGCAAAACAACAACTTAGCGTAATAGGAGCTTAAAATGGCAGGTCCAGTAACCGCATATAATGTTGACCAAGGTGATGCAGCGGCTCTTTATGGGCCAGCTAGGTCTAGGCTTAGAACTGTAAACATTTACGCTGAGACTGCGGGTTCTTTTACTCTTACGAATGGAAATGGCGGAGCTACAATGGTAGTTCAAAAGTTTCCAGTAGGAATGAATGAGCTTTATATACCAGATGACGGTATGATTTTCTCGAATGGCGTTTTTGTGTCTGCTTTCACAGGCTCAAACAACGAATTAACAGTATTTTTGTCATAAATTTAAAAAATGGCAGGAGAATTAATATTTCTCCTGTCGATTCTTCAATAACAATTTTTTACCAATAGGTGAGATATGCCTCGTAAGAAAGAAAATACTATAAGAAAAACCACTGGCAAAGGCGGTAATTATCGCAAAACAAAAGCTGGTGCAGGTATGACTAAAAAAGGTGTTGCCGCTTATCGTAAGAAAAATCCCGGCTCTAAGCTTAAAACTGCCGTTACGGGCAAGGTTAAAAAAGGTAGCGCCGCTGCTAAACGCCGTAAATCTTATTGCGCACGTTCAGCAGGACAAATGAAACAATTTCCAAAAGCTGCAAAAGACCCAAATAGTCGATTGAGACAAGCTAGAAAAAGGTGGAAGTGCTAAATGGCTATGAGCCGTTCACAAATGGGGCAGCAAGTTACTAAATCGCCCATGAAAAGGAAGAAGAATGCCAAAAGACGCGTGCTACAAAAAGGTAAAAGCAAGGTACAAGGTGTTTCCAAGCGCATACGCAAGCGGAGCAATCGCTAAGTGTAGAAAAAAAGGCGCTAAAAACTGGGGAAACAGCAAGAAAAAGCCTGTTAAGAAGGCTATGGGTGGCGTTATTGAGCCATCTAATGAGTTTCGCAAACGTCCAGTGCGTCGAATGATTAGCGGTGGAGCTGTAGCAAACGGTTGTGGTAAAGTTTTGTCAAATAGAAGAAAAGTTACAAAGTATTCATAATGGCTGTTAGAAAAACAAAAAAAGGTGCTGCTTTAAAGCGTTGGTTTAAAGAAGACTGGAAAGATGTTAAAACAGGTAAGCCTTGTGGTCGTAAAAAAGGTGAAAAACGCGCAACTCCTTACTGTCGCCCAAGCAAACGCGTAAGTTCTAAGACGCCAAAAACAAGATCAGAGATGACAGCGAGTGAAAAGCGTAGTAGAGTAGCCCAAAAGAAGCGTATTGGTCAACCTGCGGGCAAGCCTCGTAGAGTAAAGGCTCTAAAAAGGAAAAAGAAATGACTGTATCAGGCTCTAAGGACTTTGAATTAGATGTAGCAGACTATATTGAAGAGGCTTTTGAGCGATGTGGCTTAGAAGTTCGTACTGGATACGATTTAAAGACCGCAAAACGCTCTATGAACCTAATGTTTGCTGATTGGGCAAATAGAGGTTTAAATCAATGGACTATAGCGCAAAGAAACTTCACAGTTGCTCAAGGAGACGGTGATCAGCCCCTTGGAACTGATGTAATTGACATATTATCCCTAGTTATACGTCGAGATGGCACAGATTATGCCTTAAATCGCATAAGTAGAGACGAATACTTAAATATTCCAACAAAATCTACAGTTGCAAGACCAACACAGTTTTTTGTTGATAGACAGATAAATCCAGTGCTTCAGATGTGGCCTTTGCCTGATAATAGCACTGATGTGGTGTATTATGACGCTTTAGTACGCATGGATGACGCTGATACTTACACCAATACAGCGCAAGTTCCCTTCCGTTTTTACCCTGCATTAGCGGCTGGATTAGCCTATTATATCTCTATGAAACGCGCTCCAGATCGCTCACAGATGCTAAAAGCGGTGTATGAAGAAGAAATAAACCGTGCAATGGACGAAGATAGAGATAGAGCGTCCTTCCGTATGGCTCCAGATTTAAGGAGCTATGGCTATGTCTAAATATGCCACTGGAAAATGGGCATATGGTATATCTGACCGTTCTGGCTTCCGTTATCGCTTGCGAGACATGCGAAAAGAGTGGAATGGCTTGCTAGTTGGCAAGGATGAATGGGAAGCAAAACAACCTCAATTAGAGCCATTACGAGCTACTCCAGACCCACAAGCGTTGCGAAATCCACGTCCTGAACAGAACATTCCGCAACAAGACAATATACAATGGGGCTGGAATCCAGTAGGAATGGCATACGATGGGGGTTTAACCCCTAATAATTTAGTTGCTACTGGTGCAGTAGGTGGAGTTACGGTGACAATATCATGAGTTTTACATACGCAGAAATGAAAACAGCAATTCAAGACTACACTGAGAACACAGAAACAACTTTTGTGAATAATATCAATGTATTTATCAAGAATGCAGAAGAACGTATCTTAAAAATAGCTCAGTTAGAGGTTTTTAGAAAGAATAAGACAGGTAATTTAACAGCATACGCTACAGATGCAAATAACGCTCAATATCTTGCCTTACCAACTGATTATTTGGCTCCATTTAGCCTTTCTTACACAGCTAACAATTCAAAAGAATTTGTTATGTTTAAAGATGTAAACTTTGTTCAGTCTTTTAATCCTGATAAATCTACAACTGGTGGGCCTCGTTATTATGCTCAATTCGACATAAATAACTTTATATTAGCTCCCAGCCCAGATCAGGCATATGAAGTAGAGCTACATTACTTCTATAGACCTCCAAGTCTAACGTCTGTAGGCGATAATAATACTACATGGTTAAGCACAAACGCTTCTGTGGCTTTATTGTATGGAACTCTTATTGAGGCTTATACATTTATGAAGGGTGAAGCTGATTTAGTTGCAAACTATACTCAGCGGTTTACTGAAGCTATGTCTAGGGTCAAAAACTTTGGCGAATCTCAAGAAGTTACCGATGCTTATCGCACTGGTTTAATTATGAGAGAAAAAACATGACAATCAGCATAAATAATTATAATATACTAACATTAGATTCATAAGGAGATTATGACATGGCCTTTTCAGGTAATTTTATGTGTACGAGCTTTAAGAAAGAGCTTCTTGAGGCCGTGCATAACTTTAAAAACTCAGGTGGTGACACCTTTAAGATAGCTCTATATACAAATAGTGCATCTTTTAATGCTGCAACTACAGCTTATACTACTTCTAATGAAGTGACAGGCACCAACTATACGGCAGGTGGAAATACACTAACTCGTGTTGATCCGACAAGCTCAGGAACTACAGCGTTTACTGATTTTGCTGATACAACATGGTCTTCATCTAGCATTACTGCTCGTGGAGCTATGATATACAATGATACAGCAGCAGGAAATCCAGCAGTTGTAATTTTGGACTTTGGTTCAGATAAAACATCTACAAATGGTGATTTTACAGTTGTATTCCCAACAGCAGACGCAAGTAACGCGATTATTCGCATCGCATAAGGAGTAACATCCGATGGCGCTAATAACGGGATGGGGGCGAGGTTCTTGGTCTGAAGCGGCTTG